ACCTACTTTGAAGTGCTGGATGGTGGCAACGGTGCAAATGCTCCTGTACCACTTGAATCCTGGAGTCTGCTAGGATGCTATCTACAAGGCGTCAACTACAACGATTTTAACTACGGTACCAACGAAGCTGCAACTATTTCAATGACAATTAGATTTGACAATGCAATCCAAGGCACACAAGGTGGTGGTGGTGTTGGCTTGTTTGTTGGTAGAACTCTGGGCGATGTAGCAACCAGCATCGGCGGCTAATCTATGGCAGGTTTTGCTCAAGACCTGCTTAAAGGTTTTGTTGAAGGAGTCACAGGTAACTACGGCTTCTTAAAAGACTATCGTCACGCTTCTAAGGTTTTTAGAACTGACAACTATGCCTTGGCGCCCAGGGTCAAATATCTATTCCATGTGCAATTCAATATCAATACAGCTGGTATACCTGCACTGAGAAATTTATTCAGTGATGGTAATTTAGACAGTGTCAGTGTGTTAGTCAAGACAGCACAGTTGCCCAACTATCAGTTTGATGTTGAGGTGATGAATCAATACAATCGTAAACGTCTTGTGCAAACCAAAATCAATTATGAACCAGTATCATTGACCTTTCATGATGATACCAGTGATTTGATACGCACTATGTGGTACAACTACTACAGTTATTACTATGCGGACCCAACACAAGGCTACAACAACACACCAAATCTACCAGGAACTTCTGGACAATCGGCCACAATAGGCAATGGGTTTGGGTACAATACCAACGACATATACAATGCTTCCAGAGTAGTTAGCGATTGGGGATACATTGGTGAAACTTACAATAACTCTAGTCAAACCACTGCCAATACCACTGGCAGCAAGCCTCCGTTCTTTAACGATATAACTATCTACGGAATGGCCAACAAACAATTTGCACAGTATACACTGATCAATCCAATAATAACTGGATGGCAACATGATACATATGATTACAGTCAAGGTAACGGAACAGTGCAACACACCATGACCATACGTTATGAAACTGTCAAGTACTACTCTGGAGCCATTGGAGGGCAAACTCCAAGTGAAACAATTCCAACTTTTGCTAATCCTGGAAATTACGACATTGAACCTAGCGATATCACAAGAGCAGGTACTACCAATACTGTGTTTGCACAAGGCGGTATTGTTGCTACCACAGGCGATATTCAAGATTTACAGGCAATGACATCTGGATTCAATGGTTTACAAAATGTGTCAGGTGCAGTACAGGCTGCAGGAGTCAACATCAACACTTATCAACCGTATCCTAGTTTAGTATCAACTACCACATACGATAATTCACAAAGCACATTACAAGGTAGTTTACCAGGACAAATTCAACAGATACAAAACTCAGGTGGCGGAGCATTTTTTCCAGGGCCTCCACTGCCGGTCACTGATCAGTTTGGCGGAACAACAAATTTAACCATTGAGCCTGCCAATCCTGGTGGGCCTGGCGGAGCAGGAGGAGCAGGTTAATCATGGGATCAGTTAATGCAATAAATACCAACACTGATCTATCAGTGCGTGTGTTTGATAGTTTTTATAGTTTTTCACAAAATGTGCCGGCAGATGAATACGATGTGGTCAACAGTTATTTTCGTAGTGTGTTTGGGACCACTGATGCAGCTGGTAATTTTACAGTAACACTATTCAGAATTGCAGCACAATCAAAAATACCTGTGCTCACACTGTTGCAACAAATACAAGGACAAAGTCAGCCCCAGTTGACACTGACACTGACTTACTATCTCAACGGTCTGAGAAGTCCCGCTACCTTGTTGGGTGTGAATGTGCCCAGCATCCCTAACTACTACGTGGCCAGAAATATTCAAGCTTAACTATCATGGCCAATTACCGTCAAGGCACTTACCAAGTTCAAAATCCTGACAAGTATGTGGGCAAAAACACACCACGATTTCGTTCAGGTTGGGAAATGAGTTTTATGCATTTTCTTGACACCAATGATAACATATTGCAATGGGCCAGCGAAAGTATATCAATTCCTTATCGTAATCCTATTACCGGCAAGCAAAGCATTTACATTCCTGACTTTTTGATAACTTATCGCACCAAAGATAATATAATGAAAGCTGAGGTAATTGAAATAAAACCCAAAAAACAAAGCATATTGGAAAGCAAAGCCAATGCCAGAGACCGTGCAGTTGTGGCAGTCAACTATGCCAAATGGGATCAGGCCACCAAGTGGTGCAGACGCAATGGGCTTGTGTTCCGTGTGATTACCGAAGACGACATGTTTCATCAAGGCGGCAAGAAAAGATAAGGTTGATTGCCCACGGTAAATATGGGTATGAGAAAACTTGAAGAACTTTTTGACTTACCTTCCTCAGGACAAACACCTGAAGAAACTGCCACTGTTGAACAAACTCAATCAGCTATAACAGACATAGACAACACCATAGACAAAATTGATGCTGCACTGCCTGCGGTACGCAATCTTGATGCGTCGGACGAAGAAATGGATGCATTGGCTACCAAGGCCACAGACACATTTGATAACTTAATGGATCTAGGATTCAATGTAGATTCAAGATATTCCGCAGAAATATTTGCAGTGGCCAGTCAAATGTTGGGGCATGCACTGACTGCTAAAACTGCCAAACTAAACAAAAAATTAAAAATGATTGATCTACAACTTAAAAAAGCAAAGATGGATCAAGGCCGGGAAGAAGAAACACCTGTGGAAACTGCACACGGACAAATACTCAGCCGCAACGACTTGCTGGAACGGCTGATCGGCAATAGAGACCAAAAGATCAAAGACGCATAAATATCATATAGGGAAATATTATGAAACAGTTCAAAGAATATCTAGCGGAAAGTCAAAGAACGTATCACTATCGCATCAAAATGCTGGGTGAAACCCCACCTGACTTCTTGAAAAATCTAGAAGAAAAAATGCAACAGTTTGATATTGTTAGAATTTCTGCACCAAAAACAACACCGGTACAACTCAAACCTGCAGATTTTCCTGCGTTTGCAAACGACAGTGTGACTTCAGTTGACGTAGAACTCAGATATCCTGCCATTGAACCTCAGATCAAACAGCTTGCACAAATTTTAGGATTTGATCCCAATCGTGTGATCATGTTGACTGCGGCACATGAAGACAGTATGGATCTGGAACGTGAAAAAATTGAAGCTGAAAACAAAAACTTGTTGACAGACACAGATTATCCTGCTCCAGATAAACAACAAAAAGCCTTGTATAAAGACTATGCTACTGAATACAACAATCATGCAGTATTGAAAAATGCTTACCGCAGTGATTTTACTGTAGCCGGCGGTAAAACTCCCAAGGCAACTACCACAAATGATTTGCCACAAGGTGTCAAAAGCCCAATGAGCACAATGAAGCGACCCGCCAAGCCAGCTACTGGCGCACAACCAAGAGGATAATGAGATGGACAATTTTTTCTACGATCTAAACAAAAAACTTGATGGCATTCGTGCCAAACCTGAAGCTGGGCAACTCAATGAGGATTACAGTCCTATCAATGAAAAAGGTGAAAAGTGGATACAGAAAGCTGTAAACCCTGCTCACAAAGGTGATCTACACAAGGCATTGCATGTGCCACAAGGCGAAAAAATTCCTGCCGGCAAACTGGCTAAAGCAACTCACAGTTCGAATCCTACTCTGAAAAAACAGGCTGTGTTAGCCAAAACACTAAGAGGGTTGAAAAAAGAAGATATGACCGACGAAGGTAATGCTTTTGGAAAAGCAGTACGTGATGCCAAAGCTGATGGCATTCAGCCTGGCGAAAAAATCAAAGTAGGCGGTGAGACATATCCTGTCAAAGAAGAAGGTATGAGTCGTGCCGCCAAAGGTATGATGAAATATGGCAAAGAGGGTATGAAAGCTCTTGCCAAAGCTGGGCGTGAAGGTCGAGACTTAGACAAAGTTCGTAACAAATACGACAAGTATGATGAATCTGCAATGTATGAAGCTGATCCTATGGGGCTTGAAGAAAAACTAAGTGCACCTCAATTAAAGAAATTTGCCAAACTTGCACCTCCCCGAAACAAAGTTACATTTGCTGACAAAATTGCTGGTGCCAAAAAAGAAGTTGACGAAATGTTGGGCGATGTGGCAGCAGATGCCATGAGGTCAGCAGTTGGTAACATCAAGAAAAAACATTCAGGTGAGATGGATGAAAGCTGGGATGACATGATGAAAGATGTCAAACATCGTGCTCATAGCACCTCAGGTATGAAAACTGGTGAGCGCAAACGCAGTTCAACTGGTGGCGAAATTGAAAAAACTGCCACAGGCTTGCGCCACCATGCTAAGTCACATGATCACGATGATGATGATAAAAAATCTGATGATGCACCAAGAGGCCGCGGACGTCCCAAAGGACCAGAGAAAAAAGCAGAGCGTGTGACTGGTAAGGCATGGAAACACAAAGGTGGTCGTAAAGTCAAAGAAGGCGAAGACGATCTTGAAGATCGCGGCGAATATGATCGCGAAGGCGACATGGTCAAAGACAATCTGCATACCATTCGCAGAGAAGCCACAAGATTAGAAAAAATTCTTGGTGATAACGAAAACTTACCAGAATGGGTAGAAGATAAACTGGCACAGGTCAAAGGCATGATAATGTCGGCTTCAGAATACATGCAAACTCAACATGAGCGTGATGTGGAAGATGAAACTGGTGAAGAAGGCATTACCATGGGAGAACGTGCAGTAAGTAAGGCTCAACGCAGAGCTGCCGGTATTGCACATGCTGCTCAAAAAGGTGAAATACCCCAGAGCAAACTACGTGGAGCATCTAAAGAAATGGCCAAAATGGCAAAAGGCGAATTGCATAAATTTGCAGCCACCAAAGAAAAAGGCCTGCCTAAACATGTTGAAGAAGAAGGCACAGACAAACGTGATCAACATGCTGAAAAAGCCGGCCGTAAGGTAACCAAAGATCTTGAATATGACATGGGCCACAAAGGCAAAGATGACAACAAAGCCGAACGAGCCGGACGCAAAGTCACCAAAGATATTGAGTATGATGAAAAACATAAAAAAGTCAAAGAAACTACCAGTTCTGGTAGTGTAGCGACTGCAAGTACAAATGGCAAAGCCAAAACTGGCGGCATGAGTTTTGGCAAAGGTGTATATGAAGGTATCAACAGTCAAGTTGAGCGCATGATCACAGAAGGTATGAATGTCAGTGTAAACATGACACAAGGCGATGACGGGCAACCACACAAGAGTATCACGGTCAGTGCCGAAGGTGAAGAAGCTGAAAATCTAACACAATTGTTGCGATTGGCTGGTATGCATAAACAACCAGAAGAGTCTTGTCCAACCTGCGGATCAGCCCCATGTGGTTGCGATGAAAACGTGGCAGAAAATGCTCCTGATTGGCCAACCAATCCAGAATCAAGTCCTAATGCCATGCAGTATTCAGGCGGATTAAATGGTCCCAAATCAACTGGTCAAACAACCACACCTGTGATAGCTGGACAACGTCAGCGCATGAGCACCATGGAAGAAAATGTTCAAATTGAACGTAGTTTGTTTAAATTATTCAACACATACAAAGCATCATGAAATCATTACGCGAATACATCTCTGAAAGTGAACAATGGATAGACACTCCGGCCGCTGGTGATGACTTTGCGTTTGAATTGGCTGACGGTACCCTGGTTGAAACTTACATTCTTGAATCAACTGAAGATGGCATACTGTTGGCTGCCAATGACTCTATTATCACTGTGTTGGCTGAATGGCAACAACTCGTGGATCCCTTAGAAGACTTGACTGAAGATGTTGCGTTGGAAACCATGGGCTATGGTGGATCCATGGGCGAAGACGAAATGGACGAAGCAGAATATCACGGACGCAAAGTGCCATTGGGTAAACCCATGAAAGGCGATGTAAAGAAATCTAAAGTGTATGTGAAAGATCCCAAGACAGGCAACATCAAAAAAGTCAATTTTGGCGATCCCAACATGCGAATCAAAAAATCCATTCCGGGACGTAGGAAAAGTTTTAGAGCAAGACATCATTGTGAGAACCCAGGATCGCGACTAAAAGCCAGATATTGGTCATGCCGTGCGTGGTAAACAAAGGAAAATAAAATGGCAAACGTATACACTTCGGTGTCAAATGCAGTATGGTACACAGACAAATGTGAAATTGTTACCACTGGTAATGTAAACTACAATGTTTATGTGCTTAATGTGGCTGAACCAATAACGTTTGGCGGCTACACTGTGAATGGCAGTGCTACTCTTAACACCACACTGTTTACTGCAGCCAATGTTGTTGGAGCAGCAATCACAGGTATTGGTATCGCAGCCAACACCACTGTGTCATCAGTTACACTGGCCGCTAATTCAGCCATTACTGCACTCACGCTGAGTGCCAATGCTACAGCCAACATAGGTAATGCTAGCAGTTACAATCAATTTGTGTTAGCTTTGCCAGCACCGGGTAATCTGTACAGTTCTGCACCGCAAGTGGCGGCCAACAGTCGCCAACAGATTTACGTGGGTGCAGGAAACAAATTAACTATCACTGGCTCTGGATTTACTGCAAGTGAATTAGGCACAGCAAGTTCAGCCACTGCAGGATTCTAATCATGAGAGCAAGTGAATTTATCCAAGAAGGATTTAGTGCCCGGCCCAAAGCCAAGATGCATCCAGATCATGCTCAGGTGCAAAAAGGTGTGCATTTGGCTCGTGATCCCGGCGGGTACGATCGTATCTATCACATGAATCGACTCATGATGGCTGCAGCATGTGCCGACGGCAAAGATAAGAAAAAGATTCCTGGAGTAGATTCTAGTTCTTGGTACGAAAAATACAACACCATACATCCTTACACTGAACAAGAACACAACATGATTCATCAGGCCATGGCCACAGTGCCTACAGATGGTGGGCCGATTGTGGATGATCATAGAAGTCTTGAACCAGAACATGTGCATCGAGTTAGCCCTGTCAAAGGATTCAAGGGCTATGCAAGATGAGAGCTCAAGAATTTGTAACAGAAAGTTCAAGAAGCAAGCTTGAACACAGTCATGCTGATGCTAGTCCCAGCAGTATAACTTCTGGCAACAAAGAAACTTTCTACGATGGTCGTAGCTACGATGCCTATCGTGTTGGGCTACTTACTGGCATGCATCCTGACGATCTTGAAAAAGCTGATGTACATAGTTGGGTCAGCAACATGGCTTTGTACAACCCATATACCCCAGAAGAACATGACAAAATTGCTCGGGTGTTAAAAAAAATGGGACACACCATAAAACAACACGCTCCAGGCGGCAGTCACGAACCTGCAGACACTCATAAAATTAGTCCAGTGGCCAAGTTCCAAGGTTATTCAAGATGAGAGCGCAAGAATTTGTACGCGAATCAATTGAAAAGTTCGCACAAGATGAACTCAGAGCCATGCCAGGCATGCAAAAATTCAATGCATTAGATAATTCAAATCCTTATCTAATGTGGAGATTCATGGTTGCAGCTGCCGGAGAGCCTGAATTTAGTATGGATACTGAAAGCCCAACAAATCAAAAGTTTGTAACAGTAGCATACACAAAAGCTGATCAAGAGATTATAAATGCCACTGCGAAAACTCTAGGAGTCAAAGGTACTCTGGTCAGCACCATGGGTTCACAAGAAGCAACAGATGTAGGTAAGACTAGTCCAATCCGAGCATTCAAAGGATATCCTAAATGAGAGCGCAGGAATTTATTCGTGAAACTCGTGAACGTTTGCCAGCTGGTGCAAAAGATCCATTGGCTCATGCTTTTTATTTGCCAGGTATTCGTAACAATGATAGTTATCGAACTTATAGATTGAGCACAGCAATAGCACGAGCTAGAGCGGATGCCAGTGAAGGGACAGAACATTTTCCAGCCTGGGACAGTGAAAGTGCATTTGGCGAAAATTCTGTAATAGTAGGAGCCAACGATTCCATTGAAGGTGTTATAGATCGAGCACTGGCCATGACTGGCTACGGTGGTGGAAAAGTTGCAGTAGGCAGCGCACGTAGTCATGAACCTGTAACAGTGAACCAAACCAGTCCAGTTCGACCATTCAAAGGATACCCAAGATAATGTGTGTTGTGATTGCCAAATATTTTGAAGACACAGGTTGGGTAGCTGTGAAAAACCGCGACCGTAATTATACACCTGAAATTAGTTTTAATCGTGTCGAAGATGCCAATGGAATAGAACGACTGCTGTTTGAGGATGATGTTACCAAATACATGGAAGGTATCAATTCAAATGGTGTAGGCATACTCAGTGCCAGCCTTATGGTACAAAATGACGAAAAAGAAATAACTAAGTCTGTGAAAGAAAAATCACCAGACGGTGTTAGAATTAAACGTGCACTGGAAAAACACAATGCATTTGATGCAGCCAGAGCTGCCGCTGAATATGAACTGAGTGGCAACAGTATCATTGTTGACAGAGATAACTGTTTTTTGCTAGAAAGCAGTCAGCGCAACGATCGTTATACCTACAGACTCAAAAGAATACAAAAGAATGAAACAGTGGCAAGAACCAATCACGGGATATTGTTGCCCTGGGCTGGTTATCAACGCGGCATCGACGAAAATCAAGAACTCAGTCGTATCAGCTCAGAAGCAAGACTAGTACAGGCTCAAGCAGTGGTTGATCAAGCCCAAGACCCAGAACAAATGATTGATGGGCTCTGTCAAATTTATGTAGATAATCCGCAACTCAATGTGATGCGTACCAGTACTGATCGCAAAAAAATGCGCACCACTGCACAACTCATGGTCATACCACAAGAGCGTACACTGTATTGCCGACCTGTCAGTAGTCATATGACATTTGATTTTTGGAAATTAAACAAACCTGGAGTAGATACCTGGGTAGAAATATTGAGTAATCGCGCACTATATCAAAATGTCACACGTGGCGAACCACCTTTTGGCAATTTAAACAACGTGCATACGGTAGAATAAATATCTGTTCACAAAGGAAATTAAAATGAAAAAAATCTTATTTGCCGTCTTAATGACGGTTATGTCATTGTCAAGCATTGCTTGGACACAACGTGCACCCCAAGATCCGCAGTCATGCCGAGTGCATGCACCTTATGGTTTCCCTCAGACTTCAGGAGTACAACCTATTTGCCGTCAAGCATATCTAGTTGGTTATGATGCTGCCGCCAAACTACCTAAATATGTGATGTATGAACTGCTGCCACAAAATGCATTAGGATGTGTGGCCAGGACCAATGCTTTTGCTGCTGATCAATCAGTGCCCAATGGTGCTACACCACAAGACTATGCAGCCACTGGATACGATAAAGGACACATGGCTCCGGACGGAGACTTGAGCTGGGATCCACAAGTCGAGTACGAATCATTCCTAATGACCAACATGAGCCCACAAGCAGGGTCTCTCAATCGCGGTATTTGGAAACTACTGGAAACTTCAGTGCGTGGGTGGGCAGTACAAGGCAACAACAGCTACACAGTGATTGCAGGTGGTGTGTATAATGCACAAGACAAAACCATTGGCAAAGGTGTTGTTGTGCCACATGGTTTTTACAAAATTGTGATCAACAATCAAACTGGACAGATTGCAGGGTGGGCCTTTCCTCATGTTGCACCATATCCTAACTTGGGCAATGACTTGACCAAGTTCCGTTTGCCTATTGCACAAATTGAGCAAGCTGCAGGAGTACAATTTGCATTTCCTCCAGGAGCACAAGAAGTACCTCCAGGAAAAGAGTGGCCAGTGGATTTTGGTAAGCTAACGCAGGCCAAACGTACCAAGTGCGGTGCCAGCGCTTCTGACGACTGATGAGTAATTTTTATTGTGCGGCTCCCTGGAGGGGCTTGCACATTAATGTCAGAGGCGATGTTAAAACTTGTTGTGCTGGCAACCCTAACATGCTGGGTAATCTTAACAATCAAAGAATTGATCAGATACTTGATGGTCCTAAACTTCAAGAAATTCGACATTCAATAAGTCAAGGACAGTTACACAACTATTGCTCAAATTGCATAGACAGAGAACGTCACGGAGGCGACAGTGAGCGTTCTTGGCACAATTCAGCCAATCCTGATTTTGATTATGCACAAGCAGGAGTACAGTATCATTTCCCAACCATTATCGATGTTAGATGGAATACAACTTGTAATTTGAGTTGTAATTATTGTGGACCGAGAGATAGTTCCAAATGGGCTAGCTTACAAAAGATATCTGTGTCATCTGACACCAGACATTACTATACAGATGTTTGTGATTTTATTAAACAACACTATGATCAAGTAAAAGAAGTAGCACTGGTTGGCGGTGAGCCTTTATTGCTACCAGAAAATGAAAGATTGCTAGATGTCATTCCGCCTGATTGCGTAATCACAATCATAACCAATCTCAGCAATGTACTAGAAGATAATCGCATATTTAAAAAACTCAGTCAAAGATCTTGTGTGGGATGGTCTATAAGTTTTGACAACATTCAAGACAGATTTGAATATGTACGTAACGGGGCAAACTGGAATCAACTGTTACATAACCTTGATCTTGTGCAACTCTTAATGAAGAACAACGGACACTGGGGAGGTATACATGCAGTATACAATTTGTATAATGCCACTAGACTATGCGAATTTAAAAAGTTTGCACAGGATCGTGGGCTAGTTATTAGATGGCAAAATCTAGGAACTCCTGCTGAATTAGATCCTAGAAATTATGGACAAGAAGTAGCTAGCTTGGCTGCACAAGAAATTCAAAAAATGTATGACATGTTTGAAGTTGATGCACAAGAAAAAGCCTTGTTCGACTCAGCATTAACCACGTATAAGTCAAAGGATCAGGCTGATCAACATAGTTTAAATAACTTGAAAAAGTTTGTTGATACCATTGAAAATAAATATCACACTAATAATGCTGGTGATTTTGCCAGACTCTGGCCAGAATTTGGAGATCTATTATGGCAGCAGAAGCAGTCTTAGTCAAAGCCCCTCATAAACGTCAAAGTTTTACAGAAGACCAGTTAGAAGAATTTATAAAATGCGCAGACCCTGACACAGGGCCTATGTATTTTCTTGACAATTATTTTTTCATACAACATCCAACACGTGGTAAAATGTTGTATCATCCGTTTGAATATCAAAAAAGGCTGATCAAAACTTACCATAATCATAGATTTTCAATATCAATGATGCCTCGACAAACAGGCAAGTCAACATCGGCCGCAGGGTACTTGTTATGGTACGCAATGTTTGTACCGGACTCAACTATTCTGATTGCGGCTCACAAGTACACAGGATCACAAGAAATTATGCAACGCATAAGATACGCATATGAATTGTGTCCAGATCATATTCGTGCAGGATGTACCAGCTATAACAAAGGTAACTTGGATTTTGAAAATGGATCTCGTATAGTAAGTGCAACTACTACAGAAAATACCGGCCGTGGTATGTCAATATCTCTACTATACGCAGACGAGTTTGCATTTGTACGACCAGGTATAGCCAAAGAATTTTGGACATCCATATCACCTACTTTGGCCACTGGTGGTAAAGCAATTATTACAAGTACTCCTAACTCAGACGAGGATCAATTTGCACTACTGTGGAAAGGTGCCAATCGTTGCGAGGACAGCTACGGTAATCCTACCATAGTTGGTGTAAATGGATTCAAAGCCTATCGCAGTTACTGGCACGAACACCCAGACCGTGACCAAAAATGGGCTGAAGAACAACGAGCACAATTGGGTGAAGATCGTTTTCGCCGTGAAATGGACTGCGAATTTATTATCAATGATGAGACTTTGATAGCTCCTACCAAGCTGATTGAATTATACGGTATCGAACCTGCATATCGCACAGGGCAGGTGCGTTGGTATCAACGACCCAGGCCTGATCGTATGTATGTGGTTGCATTGGATCCCAGTCTAGGCACAGGAGGAGACCCTGCTGCTATACAGATATTTGAAGCAAATACCACAGAGCAGATCGGTGAATGGCGGCATAATAGAACACCCATACCAGAACAAATAAGAATTCTCACTGACATATGCAAGCATATAAATGAAACTGTAAAAGATCCACAAAAAATCTATTACAGTATTGAAAACAACACCATTGGCGAAGCTGCACTGATATCCATTGCAGAGTATGGTGAAGAAAATATTGAAGGATATTTTTTGAGTGATCCCAACAGTGGCAGCTCTGGGCGTAGATATCGTAAAGGCTTTAACACCACACAAAAGCTCAAATTGGCTGCTTGTAACAAGTTTAAAACACTAATAGAATCTGGACGAATGAAAATCCGTAGTATTCCGCTGATTTCAGAATTAAAAACATTTGTGGCACACGGAGTAAGCTATGCCGCTAAACCCGGAGAAACTGACGATTTGGTCATGGCTTCGTTGTTGGCAGTGCGCATGATGCAACTGCTACAAACATATCACACAGAAATGGATAGTCAAATGCGTGATCACGGAGATGTTATTATTGCACCCATGCCCTTTATCAGTATACGTAGATAACGACTAAATACACTACTATGTCACAGCAAAACGCCGCTTTTAAACTTTTTGATCTTTTGACCAGCAGAGACTTTGATCCCAACATGCTGGATGTCCGTGGAAAACCTGCTCCGGATCCCAAACAAGCAGAAATGTTTAGTTTTGAGTTTCGTGCAGAGTCTGGCAAAGACTACGGTACTATCGTGATACTGCTAGGAGACGATGGCGAACTCACTGTGTTCTGTGCAGACAATGTGGGCAAGACCATGGAAGGTGAGGACAAGCAAAGCTGGTTTAGTTTCCTTGAACAACTCAAAGATTTCAGCATCAGAAATCACATGAGTTTTGGCATAAAGAACATCAATCGATTGCGTTACAGCATGCAAGGTCAGGCTGCAATCAAAGAAGGATTGTTTGAATCCTGGTCTGGCAATAGAACTACCAGCTGGCTAGGCCCTGCCACTGAAGCAAGACTCATGGTCAAACACAAACGCCCATTAGGTGAAAATGACGCACGTTTCCGTTATGTAGAAAGTCTATACATTGAAACTGCCGATGGCGAACGTTTCCGATTGCCATTTACCAAACTGTCAGGTGGCCGCGCCATGCTAGAGCATGTGCGGCAAGGCGGCAAGCCTTATGATCCACGTGGTCAACACATTGTAGGCATAGTTGAAGAACTCAATGTGCTGAGTCGTTTTCGCAGAGCCAATCACGGACAGATATTTGAAGGTGACACAGGACAACTGGTCGAAGAAACCAACACCTATTACGAAAATTTACAACGAGTGATCAAAGGACTTGGCGCAAGTCAAGGCTACACAAACTATTTTGAAAGCTGGCAACCTGCAGAAATAACCGAGCAGGATGTGGTAATTGAAGGACTGAAGAATCTATTTGTGACACAAAGTATAGATTCCAGAATTGAGGCAGCACTACCCTTGCTGGCCCGTATACAACAACAAGGACAAGCTATGAAAGAAGCCAACATATTTGAAGCCTGGGCCAACCGCCTGGTAGAAGGAACTTGGTCAGTGCCCGACACTCCAGAAAAACAAGACAGACTGATCGAACTCATGCAATCAGAACTACCAGTGGGTGCTGATGCTACCAATGCCACGGAAGAACTGTATGACCTGCTGGGCGATGATGTGTTGTTTGATCAATTGCATAACCTTGCTGATCGTGATGCCAACGTTGATTGCCGTGAATTGGTATTCTTGCGTATGCAAGAGTTGAGTGATCATCCTGATGTGGCAGAGGTTGTAAATCGCCTGGATGTGGATGCTGATTACGCAATGAATCCTCCTGATGCGACCAATCCTGCAGATGTTGAGCAAGGCGAAACTGATCAAGAAATTGACGAGTATAAAAATTCTGCACCAGGCGAACCAGATCAGACTGACTTGAAACCAGTGGAAGAAGACATTTTAGAATCAATTCGTCGTGCCGCCGGACTCAAAGAGAATGTTACACTGGATGAAAATGGCAACACATTCCAACATATTTTAAATATCTATAAACGTGATGTCAAAGATTTTGAAGCCACTGGCGAAATGACCGATGCACTATATGATGTGTTGTATGATTACTATTTTGATGACATGCCGTATGGTACAAAAAAAGGCCGCGACGGAGATCCTTATGAGTGGATTGGAGATCGTTTTGCTAAAGATATAGGCATCGACGAAGCTATGGTGCCAATGGACATGGAAGAAACTCCTGTAGACTATGCGACCGAAGAAGGATATGGGCTCAACCCAATTCCAGCTGCCATGGAAGACGACAGTGTTCATAGTGTGGATGGCGGTATGAGCAATAGCCTATTGCAAGATGACGGCACGTGCAATATGAGTGAGGCTGGCCAAATGTGTCCTGTACATGGTATTCAAGAATGTTGGGGTGCGCCCATTCAATCAGCAGTTCCGTCAGTCGTACCTACTCTAGAAAACGTTGAACTACCTGACCTTGGGCTGGTGCGTATGCAACAATTGGCTGGATTTATGATCAAATAAATCTAATTAGAACAACTGCGTCATAAATATCATTGACGCTGACAAACAAAGCGTATATACTACTAACATGTGTATACGCTTTTTCGTTGGTATCACAGGCAACAAAAATACTATCATTGATAGGCAACATATTAAAACTTAAGAAAGGCAACATAATATGGCATCATTAGCAGAAATTAGAGCAAGACTGGCAGCAAGCGAAAACAAAGGTTCACAACAGCAAGGTGGGGGAGACAATTCAATTTACCCACACTGGAACATGGAAGAAGGGCAATCAGCTACCTTACGCTTCCTTCCAGACGCAAACACAAAAAACACATTCTTCTGGGCCGAACGAGCAATGATTCGACTGCCATTCAACGGCATCAAAGGAGAAATGGAATCAAAACAAGTATTTGTTCCGGTTCCTTGTGTGGAGATGTGGGGTGATCCGTGCCCAGTGCTTGCAGAAGTTCGCACATGGTTCAAAGACAAAAGTCTTGAAGACATGGGTCGTAAATACTGGAAAAAACGCAGTTATATTTTCCAAGGCTTTGTGCGTGAAAACCCGATCTCCGAAGATAGAACACCGGCTAATCCCGTTCGTAGATTTATTATCGGCCCACAAATTTTTACACTAATCAAGGGTGCGCTGATGGATCCAGAGTTGGAAGAATTACCTACAGACTACATGAAAGGTCTAGACTTCCGTATTACCAAAACTGCCAAAGGCGGCTTTGCTGATTACAACAGTTCTAAATGGGCACGTAAAGAAACCGCACTCACAGAAGCAGAACAATCAGCAATTGAAAAATATGGCTTGTATGATCTTTCAGCATTTTTGCCAAAAAAACCCACAGAAACTGATCTCAAAGTGATCAAAGAAATGTTTGAAGCATCAGTGGATGGCCAGGCCTACGATGTTGAACGGTGGAGTCAATATTTCCGTCCTTCTGGAGTACAAGCACCAGAAACAACATTGGTGGAGTCAGATGAGTCTTTGGTAATAGCACCAGCAGGAGCAGTCGCACCTGTAGCTTCAACATTTGATGATGATACACCTGTAGCAGCAGCACCAGTGGCATCAGCTAAACCTGCACAAAAAGCTGAAGATATTTTGGCTATGATTCGGGCTAGACAAAAACAATAAATTGATTTTTTATTGTATTGATTACAGACCTGGAAGCATGGGCAATACTATTCTTGCTCATGCTTTGTATTCTTGTTCCAAACTAATTATTGACCCAGATATATTATTTTCTCTCGAAGGTAATGCTCATGCGATTAATAATCACAATAAAACAAATTTAATTTCTTGGCACTGTGACGAATACCCAAGATCTGATGTCAAAATT